TCGACTTCAAGCCGAGGGCGTCCATGATCTCAGCGAAGCTCGGAGCCACCGACTTTTCCTTGATATGACGCCGCACGAATTCGTAGGCGTCAGCCTGTTTGAGCGTCAATGTGTGCCTCATTTCCGCCACCTCCCGGGGGATACTATTCTTGAGCCGATACCCTCCTCCATGGCCTGCTCGACAATTTCCAGGGCGTCTTCAGCATCCTCAATGCTGACCTTCAGGTCGTCTCTTGCTGCCGTTAGCATCAGGAATTCAGGCTCAGTCATATTCATCTCCAATAAGGACATAGACGCAGACGCGGCGAGCGTGACCGGCGGCATGCTTGGTTTGGGTGTAGCCGGCGATCCGCCAATCGCTGCCGCGGAAGACAGCCCCCATGATGTTGGGGCTGGTGCCATCTGGTGGCGGCCCTATAGCGGCGCGGACCTCGTTGATGCTAACCTTGCCGTCACGCAAGGCTATCGCCCTGGCGGCGCCCCTGGCTTGCTGTAGATAGTCTGGGCTGCTCTGCTCGACCGCGTATAAGCCACGGTCGCGCCGGCGGACGCCTTCAGCGAAGTTGAAAAGGTCCATATCACGCGCCAAACCTGGCGGCGGTGTTCAGATCTTCCGATAACCCGGCGCGATCAAGGGGTAGTGATACCCCTGCTCTTACCGGTATATACATTATACGACAATTAAATCCGTAAACCATCGTCCTGTCTCCTCCTTATTCATAGACTGTTGGTTAATCTTTCCAGACGTTTCGCTGCGGATCGTCATGGATATCGTCCGTCGCGTAGCCGGCCAGATCCTCATTAAGCATCCGCATCAAGTGCCGAGCGTTGAGGATCTTCGTCAAGTTCGTGCCGCGCCCTGTGGCGGCGCGCCACCGATGACCCCATGCGCCGGTAGGCGTGCAGCTGCTGCTTTCTCGTATAGCCGCCAATTCTTGCCCCCCTCGCATTTTCGATCATCATCAATCTTCCGATACCCTATAGATATAGTCCCTCTTTGTTCACTTTAATTTTTACCTTCAACCCGATCGATCACGATTTTGACCTGTTGTGGTGACCACTTTGGGTCTCCATACACCGCCACGGCGGCGTCCTTTTTGGCCTGCCGGCGGGGCGTCTCGATCTTGCGCTCATCCAGTTCGCCGGCTATGCCGCGCAGCGTCTTGATGCCAAAAGAACGTATCCGCTCAATGACCGGATAGACGTTCTCTGCGTAAGCCTGCGCCCGCGCCGTTCTGACGGCCCTCCCGGCTTCCGCTACCCTTCCAATGTTCTTGCTACCCAAGACCTTCCCACGCCGCTTGACGGCGGCGAGAGCGGCCTTGGTGCGCTGACTGATCTGCTCGGCCTCGTACTGCGCCATGGCCGCGATGATGTGGATCGTCAGGTTGTTCGCCATCGGCATGTCGGCGGCGACGAACCGCACGCCGCTTTCCATCAAGCGGCTAACAAACGCCACGTTGCGTGCCAGCCGGTCCAGCTTGGCGACCAGCAGGATGGCGCCTTCCTTGGCACACTGTGCCAATGCGGCTTCCAGCTGGGGCCGCTTGGCCTTGCGGCCGCTCTCGACCTCGCTATACTCGCCGACAACCTTCCACTTGCCGCCATTCAGATGGTCGAAGCAGGCCTGCCGCTGGGCGTCGATGCCGTTGCCGTCGATGCCCTGCTTGGCTGTCGAGACGCGGAGGTAGAGGACGACCTTGTCGTCACTCCCTGCCCCCGGCTCATAAATATCGTTCATAAAGTGTCTCCTCCCTAAATTTTCCAGCCATCCGCTGCCAACCAAGGGTGCAGATAAGAGCCCTTTTCGTTGCACCCTTGGTTTCCAGCCATCCGCTGGCACCCTTTAAGCCCGACAGGGCGAACCGTATCGGGCTGTTGGGGGTTGATGGGAGAGGTTAGGACAGCGCTTCTTTGATCAGCTTTGTCCGATCCTGGAAGCGTAGTCTAGACCTGATCGCCCTGCGGATTACGCGGTTGGTCTTCGCGTCGCGTTCGATCGCCACAGGGTCCAGCATGGCCCACGCACTCTTCTTGATCTGCTGGTGGCGCAGCGTCGTCCAATCGAGGACGGTGATCCAGACCCGGCCCTCCTTGATCAGCACCGTGCGATGCCCGCTGCCGATCTGACGGAGTTCGTCCTGTAGGTGGATGCGGTACATTTTCATTTTACGTTCCCCCGTGTCGCCAGCCATCCGCTGGCACCCCAAAGGCCCGCTGGGGTGATCCATGCGGGCTGTTGGGAATGAGCGAGGTTAGTCAGTCAACAAATCCAATCCGGAAATCCGGTGCCGCACCGCCGCCCATCAAAAGCGATTGATTGCACGCCAACGCATACGCTTGGGCTTCGTCCAAGTCAGTGGCGTGATGGTTGTCGCGCCAGAAATCAACCCATTCGTCGGTGTCGTGGATTGCAATGAATGTTTCTAATTTGGTCATCATCTTCTCCTTTTAAGGCGGCCATCATTGGCCTAGCACCATCTGTTCCGTTCTTGTCCTGTTCTGTCCAATGATCGTTCAGTAGCCCTGTATATACGCACGGCTTATGGTGTCGTCAAGATATAAGACGTCATAAATTTTACAGGGACGTGCCGAAATTGATGACCCCCATCAAAACCCCCTTTAATTTGCGGCTTCGCGAGGATCTGATGGCGGATCTTCGCTCTGTCTCAATTCATCGTAAAGTTTCTATGACGGCGCTCATCGAAGACGCCCTGGACCGCTATCTGCCGGCGCTGAAGGCCAGCACACAGTGACCAAGCGCGCCCACCATAAATTCAGGCGCAACGAACGCGACTTCTACGCCACGCCGGAATCGGCAGTGCTGCCGTTGTTGCCACATCTGACAAGTATGGCTTTCAACGAACCCTGTGCCGGCGATGGTGCGCTAATCTGGACCATGTGCAGGCGCGGGGGTACGTGCTTCGGAGCGACCGACATCGCTCCCCGTCACGAACTGGTAAACCAAGCCGATGCGTTCTCAATCACCGAATGCATCGGCGGGACGTTCGTCACAAACCCGCCCTGGTCGCGCCCGGTCCTCCACAAATTAATCGTCCACCTATCGGACATCGCGCCAACGTGGCTGCTGTTCGACGCGGATTGGATGCACACGAAGCAATCCATTCCGTACATGCGCCAATGCCGGAAAATTGTCTCGGTGGGACGTGTCAGTTGGATGGGAAACGGCGTAAGCGGCTTTGATAATTGCGCCTGGTATCTGTTCGACGCTGCGCAAGGCGCCGTCGAGAAGACCCAATTCATAGGGCGCGGCAAGTGATGGGCGCCACGCTCTTCAGCGGCATTGACGCACCGGAGGTTTCCGCGCCCGGTATCGAATGGCTATGGCGTGCCGAGATCGACAAGTTTCCCAACGCGGTCAGCAAGCACCGCCGGCCTGACACTCCCAACCTCGGCGACGTGAGTGCGCCCGATTTCGTTGAAAGGGCGCTCCAGCATGGACGACCAGATATCATTGTTTTCGGAAGCCCCTGCCAGAGTTTCAGTGTCGCCGGAAAGCGCCTCGGACTGGACGACCCGCGTGGTAACCTGGCCCTCGTCGCCCTTGAAGTGGTTAGACGAATTCGGCCCCGCTGGTTTGTTTTCGAGAATGTCCCCGGATTGTTTTCGAGCGACGAAGGGCGAGACTTCCATGCCTTCCTCGGGGCGGTGGAGCAATGCGGGTATCTTGGCGCGTGGCGAGTCCTTGACGCTCAGTATGCAGGAGTTCCACAGCGCCGCCGTCGTCTCTTCTTTGTCGGATGTCTTGGAGATTGGCGACCTGCCGCGGCGGTACTTTTTGAGCAGTCGAGCTTGCAAGGGCATCCTGCGCCGCGCCGAGAAACGGGGGAAGGAGCTACCGATGGAGTTGCGCCAAGCCTTACTGGCGGTGGGCGTGGCGTCGGGAGAACCGGAGAAAGCCGGGGGCATGAATGCGGACGTGATGTATACCCTGCAATCGGGGCAGCAACATGGGGTCGCCCACTCCCTCCGCGCCGAGGGCTTCGACGCCAGCGAGGACGGCACGGGGCGCGGGACGCCGTTGGTGCCTATTGCATTCCACGGTTCACAAGACCCGGATGTGTCGGGCGATATAACGCACCCGCTTGGGCAGAACCAGGGCCAAGAAGTGTGCATCGCCTTTGAAACCCGCTTCGCCCGCAATGGCCGAGGCGCACCCGATACGGTCGTGCCGCCGCTGAAAGCGCAAAGCGGGCAGACGGGCAAGGGCGACGCTGCGCCGTGCGTGGTTGCGCCAACACTGCGCGCCGGCGGAAATAGCACGGGCGGTGATCGACCGTATGGGACAGATGTCGATACTTGCGACAGCCTTCAGCCGGTCGCCATGCAAGTCCGCCGCCTGACCCCACGCGAATGCGAGCGGCTGCAAGGATTCCCAGACGATTACACGATGACCCCGTGGCGCGGCAAAGCGCCAGACCAATGCCCTGACGGCCCACGCTACAAGGCGCTGGGGAACTCAATGGCTGTTCCGGTCATCGGTTGGATTCTCCGGATCCGCGTGGCGCCAGATGGTGGGCGCAGAAGCCGATTACCAAGGAATACCGGGACGGATGGGACAAGATCTTCGCGAATAAAAAGCAGCCGGCCAAGGAGAGGAAACGCAATGTCAGAAGTAAGTCCCGATGAGAACCTGCGCACCTACCGGCGCTTGAAGATTGAACAGGCGCGGCTGCGCCTCGCCATACTGGAGAACGACGATACCCTCCACCTCGTTACAAGCCCCTACTGGGAGCGCTTGAACGCGGCACGGCGAAATCTCCAGCAACTTCTAGACAACCGATGATCATCGGCATTGACCCAGGCAAGACCGGCGCGATCGCCATGTTGTACGACGATGGGACACTTTATATCGAAGACATCCCGGTCCTCGACAAGGAGGTGAACGGTGCTGCCCTGGCGGATCTGCTGCGGGAGTTCCCGCCCGATCGCGTCTACCTGGAAAGCGTCAACTCTTTCGGCATGGGCCGGCAATCCGCCTTCAATTTCGGCCAGGGCGTCGGCGTGATCAAGGGCGTCATGGCAACGATGAACATACCGCTGATCACCGTCACGCCGGCAACCTGGAAGAAGCACTACGCACTGGGCAGGGACAAGGATGCGGCGCGAGCCACCGCCACACGTCTCTTCCCGAGAAACGCCG